TTACATAACCTCCTCACCTTGTTTTAAAGAAACTAATCTTGCAATTTCGTTTATCATATCTTCACTTTGCACACTATCTAACATAACATCGCCTGCTACTGTATAATTATAATTAACCCTGGGTTGTCTTAATAAAGCAACAAGATTTCTTTGCATAGTAGTTGATAAAACCACTTCTCCACCGTGTGCCATAATTGCCTGAGTTTTTGGAATTATTCCACCAAATTGCCAGCTCCCACCACCTCCACCACCATAACCTCTACCAGAACCTCCTACTGTATGCATTCTATATGTCATTGTTTTAGAAGTAGGTAAAGAATGATATAAATTCATTATAGAATTGTAGCCTTTTTGCATCATTGTATATGTAAATACCTTATTTAAAGGTAATTGATTTGCTGCACTTCCTGCTCTATCAATAGATTCTTTTGTCTCATTTATTTGTGAAGTTGATTTAGTAGCTGATTTGGTAACTGCATCAAAAACTGAAGTTCCAGTAACTCCCATTTCTGACAATACTCGATTAGATTCGTTTCCTGCAGCTATAAAAGCGTTCCAAGATTTCTTGATTTTTGAAAGATTCTCTGGTGTAGAATTTACTAAAAACTCAAAAGTAGCAATCACAACTTTTGATAAAGCAACTAATTCAGTAAACATCCGTGAGAAAAAAGTAAATATTGTTCTAATGCCCTTAACAAATTTTGCTGTAGTACTAATTATAATAGCAAGTGAACTTATAAATCCATCTGCTGTGCTTTTAGCATCTCCCATGTCAATAGATATACTTCCCATTGAAGTTGCTAATTCTTCAAATCCTTTTTGAACTCCAGACCAATCACCTTCAGCTAAAGCTAATAAGAATTTTTCTATCCAACCTATTATGCTTTCAATAGTGGGTTTTAGTGCTGTATCTATATAATCATTTACAGCTTTCATTGCCTTTTCCCAACCACCAAATCTGTCAACAGCTTTTTGGATTGCTCCCACTAATCTTTCCCCTATAAATGCTTTCAAATCTGCCCATTTAGTTGTAAAAATACTTCCAACCTCTGCTAATGTCAAGGTATCTTCACCCAATTTCTCCACATTTTCTCTTGCGATTTTCATAGCATAAGCCTGGAAACCTAATTTCTTTTCTACTTCTGTTAATTCCTTAGAAGTCTTTCCCAACGTTTCTGCATACCATTCGTATGCATCTGAGGTTTGAAAAACTATTCCTAAATTATCTAAAATCATTTTTGATTGTCTGCCTAAGCCCATAGCTAAACTTTCAGTAAGATAATTAATATCTTGCCCAGTTGCCTTTGCAGTTCTACGAGCAATTTCCATTACCTCATCAAAAACACTTGTATCTAATCCCATTAACATCATCTGATTAGCTTGCGTCATTAGTTGTACTTCTGATAATGTTCCTCTGGCTGCAGTTTTCATGCTGGCTAATAATTTTTTAGAATCCGTATCTACTGATTTTGCTAAATTGTTAAAAGAATTTCTTAGTGAAAGAGATTTATCTCCTAATATTACTAATTCTTTACTAACCTTAAATACTGCTTTACCAATTTTAATAGCTGCCGTAGCTACTGCAACCACAATGACAGACTTCCATAAGCTTGCTACATTTTTAGCAATGGATTTATTTGTTTTCTCAAAGCTATTTAAAGCCTTAGAAGCCTTTTTAACTCCAGCCTCAAATCCTTTGCTATCCGCAATTATTTCAGTTTTTATTTTTTCTGTTTTTGCCATATAATACTCTTTTTATTATTAATTCTTATCGTTAGACTGGAGAAATGAATCAATATCATCCTGCCAATCTAAAATCTTTTTCTTAGGATTTAACTCTTCATGTAACATATCAATGAAGTAAATAGCTTCACTTAATGTTAATTTACTTAGTTCCCACGGCTTTATATTAAATTTCGTTAGAAAAATATATTTTATGTTTAATAAGTCGTGAGAACTATCTATTTTTTTCCTTTCTTACCCTTTTTAAAGGTTATATTTAAACCTATCTTATTGATTGCTTCCATTAACTCAATTGTAGTCGGATTAATACTTTTAATTGAAGGGTCTATTGACTTTACCAATAAAAATACTATTTCAATCAGTTTATTAGGATTTTTAAATAACTCAGCTGCATTGTCTTCTTTAAATTTACTAAAAGCATAAACTATAGGAAAACCAACATTAGCTGGAGGATCGCAGGGTATATCATACTCCTTCCCCTCAATCTTAATTTTAAAAGTCTTACTCATTTAACCTCCTTTTATATATAAGAAGCTGTAACTGCATTATTTGCTGTTACAGTTATTATTTCACCACTTGATGGTAATATAGCCTTTGCTATACAAGACATTTCTAATTCTGCAGGTTCTGGATCAATAAATTTCTGTGCTGATAAGTGTTTGAGAGATGGTAGTTCTATTTTAAGTCCCTTTAAAGCTACTCCTGTCCCATAAGTAAAATTAACTTCAATTTTTCCACTATCAAGAGTCGCTACTGCGGTTGTACTTCCACCATAAAGAACTTTTTTATAAAAATCTGAATCAATAAATTTTAATGTAAATTCAACATCAATATCTGTCCCTAATTCCACTATATCGCTTCGTATAAAGTCCTCAGTCTGACTTTCTGATGTAAGATTTCTTAATATAGTTATTCTAAAAGAATTAATATTAGCTACTACTACATCATCAATTTTATAAAGCCCTTTACCATGATAATATAAAAATTTATCATTTGCTTCATACGTTGGTGTTGCTGGTTCTGTCTCTATACTGGGGAGTATTCCCAGAAAATTAACCTCCACCGAAATCGGTTGACCTGAAGTTCCTTCTATAACTACCTGATTTATTTTACAATCAGTAATTCTTTCAACGGTGTCCAAATATTTTTCAATTGTTAACCACGGAATTGTATTTGCGTGTGTTATTGTATGCGTATACGGTGCTTCTGCTCCACTAATTGTATCATTTCCTAAAACCCAAGCAAATATTGCCGCAGCCAAATCAGGTCTTGCGAAAAATGAAAAAGTTCCATCTGGCTTGTGAATATTTTTTACAATATTTGAAATCATTTGGTCACCTTCAAGTTCTCTAAAAGCACCGATTTCCTGTAACATCTCAATACTTTCTGCTGAAGATAGTTTTGCAAATTTAGTAGGAGGTACACCAGTCCCCTTACTTGCCTGTTTAGCTATTCCAATATATCCTTCACTCGTTCTTTTACCCATTATTTTTTCACCCCCTTATTTTTCTTTTCAAAATTTATCATATCTTTCCTTTCTAAATCCCTTTTAACTCCCATGAATGACTCCCCCTCTTTTATTATTCCCTGTTTAGGAATCCATATAGGGATTACTCCTATATATCTTATTTTTATTTTTTTTACCAAAATAAACCTCCTTTAACTTAATTTGTTTCTTTTGTAATATCTAAATAAAAATTAACTACAGCTACGGGATTTGTTCTACCCGTTAAATAATCAACATCAATAGAAGTTATATTATAAAAATCACAACTCCCATTAAAAGAGGGATATTCTTGTAATTTATTTATAACTACATCTATGATATTATCAATATCTGCTTGTGTGTCTTCTGCATCTAATAATTTAATATACGCTTTAATAACTATTTTATAAACCCTATCAAAGGCAGTTATCTCGCTTGGTAAAACATTACTTAAGCCCAGTGTAGAAATAGTACAAGTGGGTAACAGGGAAGGGATTCCCTCTTTTCCAGGTTCATAACCATAAACCTTTTTAAATTCCCCTATCTCTTCTAAAATTATTTTTAAATTATTTTTTATATCTATTAACATTTTACTTAAAAATCCTGTTTATTGCTTTTACAAAATTAGTCATAATCTCTTTTTTACTTTTTTTTAATGCTTTCTTAAAATATTCTCTCTTTTTAATTCCTGGATGTAAAACGGAGCATCTTATAATATCTCCAAATTTTACTGCTGTTCTTTTTCCTTTTCCTTTTCTCCGTTTATGAGGACTTATTATGTGTTTCTTAGTGCCATATTCCAAAAATGGTGCATAAAATCTATTAGAAAAAACCACCCCGAATATTTTCTTTCCCTTCATTATCGCTTTTTTATTTTCTATACTTTTTCTTAATTTTCCACCTTTAGATGGCACAATGCTCTGTGTTACTTTAGCTAAATCCTTGGTACTCTTGTCCATCGCTTTTAAAAATTCTGGTATTGCTTTTCTATAATTAAATTTTAATTTTAACTTTTTAATACCAGTCGTCTTAAATCTCACACTCACAATATTATTCTCCTATAAGGGTCTAAAAAGTCTTGTATGAAATAAGGTATTCTGGATATTGGATATTTAACTACAAAGCCTTCATCAAAAGTATCAGAAAAATCTAAATTATGTCTTTTCATATAGAAACTTACTAATGATATACATGCCTGTTTTATAGGAGTTGGGATATTATCTCTATCTATACCATAACCTGTAGTATAGCTAATTTCTATATTCTGGTTATCTTCTGTGAAAGAGTCATCCTCTAAAACTATTTTTCCTATATTTTCATATACATAATAATCAGCTACATCTATAGTTTCATCGTCTATTTTTAAATAAGTAATACTAACTATAGGACAGAAATCTAAAAATAGGGTATCTTCCCCATTTCCATCATATTTTTCTACCAAATCCCTATTTATTACATATTTATGTATATAATTTTCTACAATAGGGGAATAGGCTTCTATTATCGTTTCTATAATACTATCCTTCCCTATTTCTAAAGGGTCAATATTCATATCTGCTTTTACATCTTCAACTGTACATAAAGCATATGTAGAAACTGCCATTATACCTCCTTAAATCTTTTTTCTTTAAAATTTACTATAGCTTTTATTATAGAATTTTCTGTAATTAATTCCCCTAATACATCTTTTTCTTTAAGTTCAATTATATCTTTTAATTGTATCGTTACAATATCGTTTTTCTTTCTTTTAATACCATCGATTATAAAGTCTTTTTTTAATCTAAATTTCATATTATCCTTTGTTTTTTTAGAGAAGGGCACTAAAAATGCCCCTCTCTATTAAGAATTTTAATACTATGCTGCAGCTAATGTTACTCTAACAAATGCTTCACCTAATACAGGAGCTCCATCGCCTTTCTTTCTTGCAATGTAGCCTATCTGATTTGTTTCTGCATATAATTCAACTAATCTCTGCATTTCTAAATCAAGAGCATCTGCTATCCAGTAATAACTAAAGTTTCCTAATATTCCTACATACAATCCAATTGTAAATGTGTGTGGACAGTATTCACTGGTATAAAATGGTATACCTAATAGTCTATCGGGTTGTCCCAGCTGAACATTGTGTTCCCAAATATAAGCTCCATTAGTATCTTTTAGTTTAGCTAACATTTTTAAAGCATCCCTGTGAAATATCCAAGCACTACCCTTTAAATATTGTCCTTTTAGAAAATATTTAGCATTAATTAATCCATCAATTGTTATTGCAGTACCAGTGTTACCTTCAGCAACATCTTGTCCTACAGGAATTCCGTTTGCTGAAGCTGTAAATAAACCTAATGGCTTTGAAGAACCATCACCAGTTAGATATGCTTTTTCCTCTGCTATACCAAATTTATAAGCAAATCTTTCCTTTACTAATTCCTCAATAGATATTGCGGATGTGTTAATGAGGTCTTTAGATATTTTAATTTTTTTAGCTAATGGGTTTGGAGTAAACTCTCTTTTACCAAATGCCATAGTAGAATCAAAAGGACCTGTTAAAAGTTCTGTGGTCCATTCTGCATCACTTGGGTCAGTTGCTATAGTAGGAAATCCTAAAGTCTTAGCTCTTTTCAGTAAGTGCTTAGTAGCTAACTGTCTTATAAAAACAGTATCGTCTATAGCTTTTATTAAAGAGGCCACAAAGTCTTGTGGAGGTATGGTATAACCACCCTCTGCATCTANTCCTGAAGATAAAGCTCTCTGCTCTTCTGCATTTAAAGCTCTTTGNCCNCCTATAAGGAACTTTCTAAATGCTTTCGCTCTAATTTCTTTTTCATCTTTTTCTATAGTAGTTCTACTCTCATCTTTAATAGGTTCGCTGGTAACCTCAGCCATCTTTGCTTCTACTTCCAGTAACTTTTGCTCTCTCTCAATCTCAGCTGATAGTTTTGTAACGTCTGCAAGGATTTCCTCATACTTTTGCTCTTCTTCATTAGTTAGGTCTCTTTCTTCGTTTTCGGCTAAATCAATTATTTCCCTTGCGGTTACAACTAAATTAGCTCTTTTTTCTAATTTTTCTTTCATTTTTACCTTTTTGTTTATTTTTTTTAAATTTTAATTTAATACAATCGCCCTATACTCCTGTAATTAGGCATTTTTTCGTCGTACCAAATAACTCCTGTTATCTTTCGACTAAATTATCTACTAATTGTAGATCTTTTTTCTTTGTTTTAGTTTTATAGTTTATTTTCTTTTTTTCTTCTGTTTGCTTTCTTGTTTCTTCTTTTTCCCTTAATTCTACAAAATCCTTATAAACATCTTCCCTTGTTCTATAGTTTGCACTTGTTTTTATATATGCAGGATGTGTTACTATAGCAACATCATATAATTTAGCTTTTTCTAATGATCTAATTACATTATTCTTATCTTCATCATTCCAACTATCTTTTACAGTAGCAAAAGCAAACGAACATTGATTTATATCTCCTCTCTCCATACTCACAGCTAAATCCTTCGCATAAGTAGTGTCGGGAGGCTCAATAACAAAATATAATCCTCTTTTATCCTCTTTTAATATTAAAGTACCACTCTTATTCCTACCCAAAAGCATATTTTTGTCATGATTTCTCGTAGCAACAATATCATCCTCTAATATTGAATCCTTAAAAGCTCCTTTTTTAATTATTTCCCTAAACCCTCCTAATGGCTCAGATGGTTCATTAAATAAAGCTGCATATCCTGTTATTTTTGGTTTCTCTATATCATCAGAATCAATTCTTAATTCTATTGGATAAGATCTATATTCGATTCGATTATTCATTGATTTCTTTTCCTCTTTTTCCTTTTCTCCATGATAAAACCTTATAGATTG